GCCCCTCCATGGCAGAAGTTCCAGCACAAGCTGCGACTCAAGCCGTGGAGAAGAAGGCTGATTCTGCCTCGATTCAGTCTCCTCAGGAGGCTGGCAGGCCTTCGGCTCCTTCCGTGGCGCCCACCCCCCCTGTTACAGGGGGCAAGGGTGGCCGGAAAGGGAAGAAGGCCGGGCAGTCGGCGCCTAAGGCGCCTGAGAACGTGAGTGAGCAGCACCCCGTCCTTGCCGAATTGGCGAAGGCGGGCTTGCCGTCCATCCACGCACCAAACACAAGGGTTTTCCTTTTGACTCATGACCCGCGTATTTTGGACAAGTACGCTGGTTTGGGTTTTGACGCCCGAAGACACAAACAAGCTCCCAGGAATCTGTCGTCACATGCAGGTTCGGCCTGCCTTCGGCAGGTCTGCACGGGTTTGATGTTACAGGCTGTCAAAGGGAGACATCCAAACGCTCGGGTTGGCGACTTCATGGGGAAGTCTCGCCAGCATGGTTTTCAAGGGTTGAGTCTTGAGGCATCGCCTTTCGGAGGGCCGGTAACGGCCCCCGATTGGTTGAGGCCACTCGAATCCCCTGATAGACCATTTGACGTCACCACTTCGGTTGATGTCATCCAGCACATGTCGGCTCGGCAAATAGCTGAGTTGTGCCAGTGGACAGGAACTGGCCGCCACTATGCTATCTGGCACAGATATCGCACTTTTGAAGGGAAATCTGTGTTGGGCGAACACTCCTGGACGTTCGACGCGAGCTCGAAAGAGTTTGTGACGTTCTGTCCGGGTTCGCAGACGAGGAGAGATCCCGTCGGTCCGTTCGTGGTTGAGGAGCAGGTGTCGACTGCATTGGGCACGGTGGTCATGCAAGTGATCTTCGAGCTCGATACGATGTGTTGTGCGGTGTTTTGTGTGGTGCCGGGTGTGGTGAGACCTCGCGCTTTCGAATTCTACAGCGTCCTGATGAGTACCCAGGAACGCGTCGGCGGACAGGTAGCCGTCGACATCAGTAGTGTGCCCAGATGGCTCACTACCGGGGCCTACGCCCTCGCCAGCTTTGGTCTTCCTACGAGCTGGTTGAGGAGCGTGGCTCCTTGGCTCGCGCCGAAGACCGAGATGCAAGACTTTGTGAAACTTCGAGACCACATATTGGTTGGCTCGTTGTATTGCAAGGTTTCTGCGTTGAGGACTCTTCTGGCTGCTGCTTCGCAGAGAAAACTGACAAACTCGACCTTCGCTTCTTTGAGACGGAGAGCCGAAACGCTTGGCGGCGAGTTCTCACTTCGGCCGGGAGAAGTGGTTCTCTTCGTTGTAAGTGTTGAGGCTGCTCGACAAGTCAGACAGCAAGCAGATTTCATGCCGACTCTCTTAGATTGTGCCGCTGCGAGAGAAGGCTATGGGATCGAGCTCGAGGAACCCCCCATTCCAGTACTACCCCAAACTCTACGTCTTACGAGTCTTTTCGTAGGTAGCGCGGCTCTTGGCCTTTTGGTCTTTATGAAGATTCGCGCTCGGACAAGCACCGGATCCGCTCTATCTCCAATACTGAGCGGGTTTGTTCCACTGGTGCTGCGCGCCAGCTTTGATTCACTTCTTAGCTTGGCTGCGCCTCTGGTCCTCCTTTCCCTTGATGTTGCTGAAGGGGTCTCAACCTTGCTGTGGCGCGGCCTTCGGGCTGCTGCCTGCGTGGTCGATTCCCATTTCGATGCCGTCGTTGCTGACCCAATCCTAGAGGAATTGTGCAAACGAATTCCCTATGGTGTTGGCCGCGCGGTGGCTTGGGCCCTCGGCATCTATGAAGGGGCGGCGCTTTTGGGCGCCGCGGTTGAACACCGTAGTCCGTCCATGGCCGTGTTGGCTGCATTGCGCGTCCCGCAGCACCTTATTGTGGGGCGGCTGCCTCTTCGTTGGGGTATTGCGCTGCACGTTGCCTGGAACTACCTTTCCGTGTCTTTCATAGACCCCGTTCTCTTCCCGAGCTTCGTGTCCGAAACTGGCATGAAGTCTGGGTGGGTTGCGGCTGTGGCGGCCTTGATTGGCTTTGCCGCAGTGGCAGCGTCCTGTTGGTGCAGGCCGCGCCGCCCTGCGTCCGATCTTTGGTTTGACGCTGTGGACGCTTCCCCATTTGAGACAGTCGCTTTCGACGGCCCTGTGACAGGTCGTTGGAGACTGAGGGAGGTTGAACCCGATGTCGCCTATCCACCTCTTGACGAGACTGCGAAGATCAAAGTCGTAGGCTTGTCAGACCCTCCTAACCAAGTTCCGAAGGGGGGTGCTTTGGTAGGCATCGGCTACAGCCGCTGGCCCGCTCATGTTGCTGCGTCCACCCAGTACAATCTGGAGACTGCGCTGAGGGTCAGGTTTTTGGCTGACACGCCCAAGCCCAAGAAGGGCTTCGTGAGACAGCACTGGCAGATTCTGCTGACCAATTTGCTCCCTTGGAGCCACGACGTTGATCCGGTACCTTTTGAGGAATGGATCTCGCGCTTTCCGCCTTCCAAGAGGCGAGAGTTTTTGCGCCTTGTGCATTCTGACTACGACGAGTTCGAGCAGTATGTTTACTCGGTGTTCACAAAGCGAGAGAAGATTTTCAAGAGGGAGGACTACGCCCCGCGTCTCATCTGCGGGGTTGACAATCGAGTGAAAGTCAATTGTGGCCCTTGGCAACAAGGTCTGTCAAGTGCTCTCAAAACCATTCTATGGGTGTTCCCCATCCAAGGCTTCGTGACCATCACTTATGGCGCCGGACTATTGCAGGCCCGGCTGACAGAGTGGTTGCATGAAGTGCTGTCAATCCGGGGCACTCACATCATTGCGGCCGGCGACGACGTGTTCATCGCCTGCAATCACGACACCGTTTCCTACTGGACAGTGGACGGCAGCAAGCACGACCTGCGCATGCAGGTTGAGGATCTCAGAAATGAGCTGCGTGTTGGCCTCCTGTTCGGAGCTCCTTGGAGCTGGATTCAATGGAAGGAGTCGGAGATTGCTGGGCGTCACTTGACGTCGCGCAAGGGAATCAAGGCTAGGGTCGAGGGTCGCCGCGCAACTGGCGGAATCGACACCACCCCTGCCAACACCCTGGCTGCACTGGTGCGCGCTTTTTCGGCGTGTGGAAGTGGTCAATGCCCCCCCCAGGATTTATCCGAGTTCCTGGCGGAAGAGTGGGGATACAAAAACTCGGCAAAGACCTCTCCCGACCTTAGTAAGGTGGACTTTTTGTCCGGCACCTGGTACCCGGTGCTAATTAAGGGGGAGGCGACTTCCGTGTGGGGGCCTCTTGTCGGCCGGGCGTTGGTGCGCCTGGGTTGGACCGCGAGTAGGCACCCAAGCCGGGCGCAACTTAGAGGAGTCATGATTGGCTACTCAGAGTTTTCGTGGCTCCCTGTTTTGGGGGCGTTCCTCTCGAAGACTCTCGACCTTTTGGGTGACGGGGGCGTGGCTTTGGACGAGTCCCGCCGTTGGGAGCATTCCGTGCTTCCGAATGTGGCTGGGGTTGAAGCCACTCCCGAAACTTGGGCGTTTGTTGCTGCTCGGTACGACATGGGGGTCGAAGACCTGCAGGCTGCTGTCTCTGAGATTGCTGCCGTCACCTCACTGCCTTGGCTGCTTGATAGCGCCGCGGTGGAGAGGATGGCTGTAGTAGACTTAGAGTAGTGGCCACCAAGGGAGGATAGTTTCGAGGGTTTGTATCGAAACTGCGTGGCAGCGGGAAGGGAGCGAGCCACGCCCCGGTTCACAATTAGTTATGGCTAGATCCAAAACGCAAAAGAAAACAAGGCAAGCTCGTCTCAAGGGAGCCCACAATCGCTGGACTGAGGAGGAGGACCCCCTCATGTCCGAGTTCGACCGCGAGCTCGACCGCCGCGCCCCTACGTCGTATCGACAGTGGGCGCGGTTGTGTTATGCGATGCACCCCGCGACAAAAGCTGAAGCCATCGTTCGGTACCTGCACCTGCTTGCAGACCCCTCCGGCGCGCCCCTCACCGGCGTGCCCTCCAAGTTCGCGTATTATGCGCAGTTCCTCCGCCTCCGCAGCAAGTTTCGTGTTGTGTCCGACGCCTCCGGTAATTGGGGGCTTGAGGTTATGGACTCGTACACGCCCCAGTACGATTTCACTGACGTCAACGAGTATGTGCGTGCCATTACCACTGGCAAGTTGCCTTTTGTTGACCAGACAGGAGCGACTGAGCAGCCGATCTTGGTGTCCGCAATCAACCCGGCCACCGTGCCCCCGAAGACCCACGTGTTGGGTGCCACCATTCCGGGGGGCGGTTCCCCTCTCGGAGGCTACTCCGCTTACCCCCCCCTGGGCGTCACCATAGGCTCAGGAGCTTATGGGGAGCAGGCGGGAGCCATGGGCCGGTTGGTTGCGCTGGAGGTGGAGTTCATCTGCGACCAGAATGCATTCGATCGATCAGGCATTGCATACGTTGCCCAGCAAACCAACACCACCACCCCGTCACTTAACGGAAAAGATCTCGATACCATCTTTGGATTGCAAGGAGTCGAGGTCTCCGAGGTGCCTTTAACGGAGGATGTGCGCGCCTATGTTGTGCGCATTCCTACGCGGGAGACGGAGGTGAACTGGGTGCCCATGAACATGCAAGGCTCGGCAGTCGCCGCCCCCAACGTCGGTTTCGTCAACACTCTCATTGCTACCATTATGGGAGAGAATGCGAAGCCTTCGACGGCGGTGGGGACTGTACGAGTAACCTATGTCCTGGAGGTGAGGAATGACATCTTCGCCTTTGGCACTTACCAGCCGTCCGCCGATGCGAGCGGACTCGCTGCCTCCATGATGGAGCACATGCCGCACCCCGCGCAGCCTGTTGGCGCGCGAGGCGACATTCGTGCTGCTCATGTGGCGCGCACGCTCGCCGAGCAAGAGCCCACACTTCTGCCGCATTTTGCCGCGCACCTCGAGAAAAACAATGAGGGAGGGAACTGGACCTCCTTTCTTGGCCGCCTCGCCGACTTCGTGTTGCCCATTGTTTCTGATGGCATCATTCCCCCTGGAGTCGGTTCTGCCGTGGCCGGTTTCCTCGAGCCTGAGGACACTCGTGTCATCCTTCACGACCCCTTGTCTGGGGCGGAGCCCATCCGGCTGGATGCTCCGCCCCGGGTTCAAGAGTTGCCCGATGACTACGGTGAGCCCGTTGCGCTGGCACGGAGCACCATAACCAAGAAGTGAGCCCCCCTGGC